TCTCCTCGCGCTTGGCGCACTCGGCCATGTAGAGCTTCTGGACCTTGCCGTGGGCCGCGCCGTCGGTCGGCTCGGAGCCCCACAGCGCCGTCGCGATTGCCTTCCGGCTCATCCCGGAGCCGCGCATGTAGTAGCAGTTCTCCTGGTCCGAGAGCGACCGGTCCACGCGGGTGTCGATCCGGGTGAGGAAGACCAGACGGGCAGCCGTGTAGAGCAGCTCCGCGTACCGGATGTCGCCCTCGTATCCAACCAGCGTCGCCTCCAGGCGCGAGTCGTCACCGGACCGGCTACCGAGGTACTTGCCGTTGATGCGGATGCCGCAGTGAGTCGCGATCCGGCTGAGCATGTCCCAGTAGTACGTCCGCAGCGGGTTGCCGTAGGCCGAGTGCTCCATGACCACCAGCATGTCCGAGACCGGAACGGCGCTGGTGCCCTCGGAGGCAATCGCGGCCTCCTCGTCGATGCGGTACTCCCGCATGAGCTTCTCGGCCTTGTTGCGGTAGGCGCTCCGCGCCTCCTCGCTCAGCGTCTCGTCCTCGGCGTTGGCGAGCAGCGCCCCGATCATCTTCGCGTAGTCCCGTGCCATGGCTGGTCCCTTCATCGCTTACGGTGTAGTGGTTCACAACCCCACAGCGCGGCTTCCGAGAGGTATCGCCTCACAGCCCCGAAGGGGCGGATGATCTACGGACGTCTGAGCCGCGCTGTGGAGTTGTCAACTACTACAAACGTACTCCAGTGGAGCGGGGGAGGGAAGCCCTCCCCCGTCCGTCTTATCAGGACTTGTTGCGACAGTCGTCGCCCATCCCGTACGCCCGGCTGGACTCCTTGGTGAGCGTCCGGCCGCAGCGGCTGCAGCGGCCCAGCTCCCGGCCGTAGAGCAGCTCCGCCTCCAACGGGTTCTCGGCGATTGCGGCGAGGATCTCCGCCCGCCGCTGGGGGTTGCGGATCGCGTGGTGGTCGTCGGAAGCCTGCGCCTCAACGAACGTCCGTCCGGCCCAGCGGCCCTTGCCCTCGGTGACGCGGAAGAACTTGACCACGTCGTCCTCGCGGATCGCATACCGGCCAGCCTTCACGCCCTGCGCGTCCCGAACCGGGACGGTGGGGTCCTCGCCCGGACCAGCGTGGCCCGCGCTGACCTGCGCGGCGGTGGTCTTCCGGGGCAGGTCCTTGTACTTGGTGATGAACTCGCTCGCGGCCTGCTTCGCGAAGCCCTGCTCCAGCCGCTCCGAGAGGCTCTTCACCATCGCGTCGGTGACGCCCTCGCTCTTCTCCGCGATGTCCACGACCCACTTGGCCTGGGCCTCGGTGATGAGACCGTCGCCCAGCCGGATCTTGTACCCCTTGATGTGGGTGTACCGCGCCTCGGTGTAGCGGCTGACCGCCGGGGCAACCGGACGGCCGGTCACAAACTCCATCGCCGCGCGCTCCTCGGTGTCCACACCCATCTCCTCGCGGTAGTTGCGGCCAGTGCTGCTGATGCCCGAGTGGAAGGTCTGGAGGAAGCGGGCGGTGTGGGGGTTCTTGCGGTAGTTGCGGGGGTTCATGGCTGGTCCCTTCGGTCGATCTCGCTTACAACAACCACCCTACGCCAACTGGATCCAATCGCGCTACCCGACGCGCAAGATTTTTCACTGTCACAAATCCATACCTAGAACCAGGTTCGTAGGAATTGGTGTTTACCTGCAGATATGGTGCAGGGCCGGTGGGGTAAGCGACCCACCGGCCCTGCGCGCCAATCGTGTACTAGGAGGGGAAAGGGACCAACCAAGCCCTTCCGTTCCGTCCGACCGGCGTTTGACCTGAGACCAGACTACCTCGTCTCAGAAACTGCCGCTACTAGGCAGATCCGCCCGCGACGAACTTGTTCGGCGCTACCTCCCGCGCGGTCAGCGTCGAGACGGCCGGAGCCGCCGCAACGCCGAGGGCGCCGAGGAACTGGATCACGATCAGCATCCACTCGTCGGCCGTGATGCCGCCGGTGATGGCCGTCTGGACCAGCTGGGCCACGACGAACAGGGCGGCCACGAACGTCTTGGCCTTGGAGAAGGCCGGGACGTTCGCCGAGGCCCAGACGTTGACCGCACCCATGACCGCGATCACGACGGCGATCCACTCCGAGGGGGTGACGTTGTCGTCACCGGCGACGGCGCGATACGCCGTCACGCCGGCAATCACGACGGCCGCGAGGCCCATCGCGATCGACTTACCGTGCGTCCTCCAGCTCATTCTTCTTCCTCTCGCTCAGAGAATCCGCCACATGGCGCTTAATGAAGATCACGGTACGCCAAGTAACCGAGGCGGCAATTGACAGGAAGATTAGCGCACGCATGGGCTGGAACCCCGGCGGTGCCCCGCCAATCGCAATCGCCCAGCTGAAGTATCCGAACGCAACCGCCATCGCGCCCATCACGGCCATGATGTTCCGACCGGCGAGGGTCTTCCACCACGGCGCTAGCAGGAAGTAGAGCAGCGCAAAGATGATGCTTGAGGCGGTTGCCAAGTAAAACGCTATGTTGCCGAGCAGATTCCAGCTCAACTCAGCCGTCCTTCATCGGTAAAGAGTTGGGCCAGGTGATTGGTCTCGTGGACCTTTCGCCAGCCCTCAGATAGTTTCCCTACCAATGATAGCTGGCGCTTGACAGTCTTTCCCTGATCCGTCACTACCTCGGCCGCGCCTTGTGCCTCGCGGAGCCGCTCCGTACGGTCGCTAGCGCGTTGTCTGCGCGACGGGCTCATTCCGGTCCCCTTCGGTCCCGCAGCCAGCGCTCGCGCTCCTCGGCCGCTATCTGACGGGACTGAACGGCTTCCACTGCCTTGAGAATGGCGGCATTCTGGTCGAGCACCGGCTGGAACGCTTCTGTTAGCTGCTTATTCAGATCGGTTGACTTGTCAAAGTTCTCTTTCCAGATATCGGCGATTCTACGCTCGGAATCCGCTTCCCGCGCCGCTTGTGCCCTGGTCACGACCCATCCGCGCAGGAAAGCGGCAACAATTAGTATCAGCAAGCCCAGTAGGGATAGCTGCTGGGCCCAAGGCGGCAGTAGCGCATCAAGGTTTGGGACGTCGCCTGCCTCAGCGCCGAGGAGCATTTCAGCTACCCCCGTTTCTCTATAGCAAAAGGTGGGGCGAGTCTATCGCCCCACCTTTGATCTCTTGCTGCCGGCGCGTGTCAGCCGTTCGACGGCTGCGGGGTCACCAGCGTCTTGACCTCGGCGATGTCGTCCTTCAGGTCCTGGTAGCGGTTCCGCCCCCGCTGCTCAGCCATCCGGACCCAGCCGCCCATCCGGCCGTCCTCCTTGGGGTTGGCAGTAGAGTCCGGGTTCTCCTCCATGTGGTTCCAGCAGGCGTTGCCGATGAGCCGCTGGCCGTTGTCGGTTCCGGCCCAGCCGTCCATGAGCTTGTTGAAGGTACTCTGGTCCACGGGTAGATCCTCTCCGGCGACCCCCCAGGGTCGCGTGTCGTTCTCCGCCCGCGTCTCGTAGCGCGCGGAGAAGTGGGCATGTCCGGTGTGCGGGTCGCTCGTGCCCGTGTACGGGCGCGCAGCGAAGTCGTTCTCCGTCTCGTAGATGTACCGGTTCCAGATGATGTAGTGGAGCCGGCACATGTCGTTCGGGTCCAGCCAGCGCCGCTTCTCCTCGGCGATCAGCTTCTTGACCGTCCGGTCGAACCAGCCGCTGTCCGGCCAGGGGCCAGTACTGTCGATGTCGAGGGCGTGGACCTCGTTGATCTTGTCCGCGTCCTTGTCGCGCAGGGCCGAGTAGTCCTCATCCGGCAGGTGATCTGAGGTGCCACTCGACTGATGCGAGGTGTCCCCGATCGTGCCGTCCGATCCCTTGTCGCGGTTCGGCGAGACCTCGTTGAACTCCGCAAGGAGCTTCTTCAGAGAGGGGACGACAATCCAGTCACTCATTTTGCCTCCTTTCTTTACTCGCCCAGTGCGTTTCCCGGAGCCGGGACGGCGAGGTAAACCCCGTTCCAGTCGTCCTCTGAGACGACGTTGGGGTTGTACTGTGCGACCCGATCCCCGGCCGTCAGGGTGATGTCGAAAGCGTCATGATCGATGGTCGGCTGCGCGGTATAGCAGCGGTTAGAGCCGTCCACCTGAACAGTCTCGCCGGGGGACGCGATCCAGTCAGCCACCTCTTGGATGTTGGACCCATCGAACACGAGCCACTTTTGTGGTGCTACCCCATAGACAAATCCCATAGGCCTAGGTTACCTGCTGCCCGACGCCAACGAAGTTCACAGCGAACCCGGACGGCTTGAGGATGAAGTAGCGCGGGGTTGTTGCAGTTGCAACGATCGACGTGTTGTTGACAGCCGCTGTCGCAGCTGCCACAATGAAGTTGCAGCTGCTGGTGATGTCAGCCGACGTGTTGTTGATCAGATAGATCGCGCCGTAGCAGGATGCCGGTACAGCTGCGCCGACGATCGGCGCATACCTCTGGTACAGCCCCCAGTCGTCCCCTGCGCTCGGCGTGGCGTTGAACTTCCGGATCCGGGCGCTGATGAAGGGCGGGTTAGCCGGGTTGGGGTTGGCTGTCACAGACGTCTGCACGCCCATGTACATACCGGCCTCATAGGCCAGCCCCGCCTTGAAGGTGAAGTTGCTGATGGTCAGCGCCGCGATCTCTGTCGTGCTGGTCAGCGACACTGAAGACGTGCTGTACGCCAGACCGGTACCCGTCGAGGTGTCAACCGTCGATACCCGTCGGTCTAGGTCCAGGATCGCGTTGCGCACCTTGATCCCGAACGCACCCGAGGAGATCGGCTGGCCTTTTACCGGCAGGCCAATGTCATCATAGGCTCCCACTTAAACTCCCCAAACCGATTCGTCCCAGGTGCCCTGGTCCCAGACGGCCGTCAAGCCGACACGGAGCAGCGTCACGTCCTGTGTGTACTGCGGGCCGTTGTAGTTATGCTGCACGCGGTAGACGCGCCAAGTGCCGTCCGCCTTCATCCCCGTCGAGTCCACAAGCTGGCAGAGGTCCCCCGGCTTGCGGCGTGGATCGCCTTGCACCGTAACGGTGATCTGCGGCCTCGGCCGAGCGAGGATAGTTACCAGGAGAGAGGCTACCTGTTGCGCCGTCTGCCGATCGGTGACCCAGTTGAGTTGAGTGGTGAGCGCTCGCTCCCGCCGGGTACCGATCGAGCCGGGATCGCTCACCGTCACGTAGCCGTCGATCGTCGAGATCGCGTAGCCGAGCGCACGGAGGAACGGCACGTTAGTCCCGTTGTTGGCCAGGTAGAGCGTTCCGGAGTACGTGTTGGTAAACTGGACCACGATACTCGTCGAGTCCCAGTCATAGATCCGCGCCGTGAAGGCGGTTGAGGTGAACACCGTCCCGGTCCCGTCCGGCAGCGTATTCACCGTCATGACATTCTCGTTCTGGATCGCTGACGTGCCGGCGATCTGCGCCGCTGTCAGCTTCTGGAACTCCGGCGTGGTCGTCCACCACTGTGCCGCTCCGTGCGTCTCCGCTGTCGGTACGTCGAGCGGGAAGGTCACATACGTCACGCCGCGCGGAACGGCGAGGCTTGTAGTCATCTCCAGGATCGACGACCGGTTGCTGCCTACCGAGGTATCCGCGTACTGCACAGTCACAACGTTCCGCGTCTGCGTCGGATCGTCAACCAGGCTCAGCTCTCCTGCGTTGAAGTCGGTGTCCAGAACGTTGAGCGTCGTCACCGTCATCTGTGCCGTCTCGCCGAAGTAGTCGAGCGGCACGAACCAGGCGTTGTCCTTCTCGTCACAACGCAGGTGTGCGAGGGTTGACTGCGCGAGGTCCTGGAGCGTCGGCCAGCCCTGCACCGGCGTGGGATTCGCAATCACTGCAAGGGGTTGCCGCGTCGGGCGGTACGTCGCATTGGGAACCGGGTTGGGACGGAACCGGGAGAAGTCGTTGATGCCGGTCTCCAGCTGCATGTCTGCAATCGGCAAGTGCGACGTCCACGTCAGGACGTTGTACCCGCCAGAAGCGTACATCGTGGCATCATCCGCCGGCAGCGGGTCAAGATTCGAGTTGCCGTTGATCGGGTTCCAGATCGCGTCGTCCCAGCGAACCTGACCGACGGCATTGGCGTAATCCCAGTAGTAGCCAAAGAAGTGCCATTGGCTGTCGCCGGTCAGGCCGCCGCCGACGAGGTTGGATCCCTGACTCCCCAGCCAGACTGTGATCGAGCCGTCGGTGTTGATGTTCACCTTAAGGCCGGGCAGGATGACGTTCAGGTAGGAGTTCCAGAGCCGAACCTGGAACAGCAGGGTGTCGTCCGGGTTACCAGAAGTGACGGCTGTAGGGTTGTTGACCCAGGGATCCGTTCTGATCCAGAACGTCAACTGCCCCTTGGAATTCTTCTTGCTGAAGAGATCCTTCATCAGCGGGCTGTCGATCCCAGGGATCTCCGTTGCCCAGTTGCGATCGGTGGTCCCACTGACACGGATGACGGAGGAGTCGGTCTGCTGCGCATACATAGCCGTGGCGAACGGTCCCGTTGTGTCGGTGCCGTTGCGCCTGAAGTCCCCACCGGGGCGCGAGGTGTTCCACTCTCGCACCTCCGTATATTCCGCCGAGCCGCCCGCGTAGGGGTGAAGCGAGCCGTAGCCAGGCATCCACCACCGCGTATAGACCGACGGCGGCACGCCGATGTACTGCCCGCCCTGCGCGAGGAGCCAACCTGCTAGCCAGTCGGTCGTGCAGCCCTCGCGCCAGCCGTACACCGTCGGGAGCGTCTTGGAGCCGTCGAGATCGAGGCGAGTCTTGCTCACGCTGCTCATCGTCGCGGTCCGGCCGTCGATCGACACCCCGGCCATCTGCCCCGCGTAGATCTGTGTCAGGATCTGGCCGCCGGCAACCGGATCGATATGCCGCGTGAAGGCCGTGACCGGCGCCGTGTCCCGCTCAAAGCCGTAGATCGGCGAATCAGCGTTGAAGGTGGAGAAGTAGTTCACCGCGTCCATCGCCGGTCGGTCGCGGACCTCAAAGGCGATATGGATCATGGCTGCCACGGCTGTAGCCGATGCAGTATTGCCGGCCATCTGATAGGCGCCTGGCACTGATCGGAGGCCGGAGCGAACCAGCGCCACCGAGACGCCTCCGCCGGAGGTCTGGGCGACGATGGTGTTTCCGGTTGAGGTCCACACTCCGGCCGTTGAGGGCGCGCCGAACACGCCGACGTTCCATCCTCGGTTCACAATCGTCACCGGCGTTTGGTTGTGTGTTGTGACGCTAGCGCTCTCGGCTGCCACCTCGACGTCGCCCGGCGTAATGGGAACGAGAACGTCATTGCTTGGCGTCCGGCCGCAATCGATCGAGCCGATCACCCAGGAGTAGCCAGCCGACGCGTCGAGCTTGAAGACAGGCGGGACGGAGCCAAGCGTGTAGTGCTTCCGGCCGAACACATACGTATGGACCGCTCCACCATCCGAGACGTCGGCGATCAGCTTCCAGGAGAACAAGGAGTCTGCTGGCATCGAGGTCTCGGTCACCAGCGTGTCACTGCTGACGGTGAGCGCCACGATCACCCAGTCCCAGAAGGCCGGATCGCCGGGCATCGTGGTCGTGATCGTGGTGCCGGTCCCGCTACCCGAGGTAGTACCGGCGTTCCAGGTCAGCTTGTTGCTATCCGCCGTCGCGGGCGGACGGCCGACCAAGTCCATCTGGAGCGAGCCGCTCGCATCGTTGCTGTTCGTCGAGGTCACCGGATCCGGCAACCCATCGTCCATCGAATGCACGACCGTGTAGCCGTTCGGGCCGATCTGCTGGCCTAGCAAGCGGATTGACTCCGTCGTCCCAGCGTTGTTGGAGTAGTCCGGCTCCAGCTCCGCGAACTGCGCGATGACCGGCCCGTCGAAGATCTCGATGGCGCTTGTGTTAAGCGCGTTGTCAAGCGTCACTTGGCCAGCTCCCGGAGCGTAAGGGTGATCCCGTTGTTGCGGAAGCGGGTGTCCCAGGGCACCTGCTCCGGCAGGCCCACGATCTCGACGGGCCGGATCCCGGTGCCCGGCGCCCAGGAGTTGACGACGCTGTCCTGCTCCAGTAGCGGCTCATCGATGAACAGCGAGCCGTTCACCGCCATGGTGGTTCCGTCGAGGCGCCAGCGGGGCTCAACGTAGACAGCCCCAGCGGGTGCGCTAGCGACCACGGAGAGCCGCGTCCAGCCCGTGACGGCGGTAGAGGTACCCGCGCTCTCAGAAATCTGGGCTCCGGTGGAATCGAGCCATCCGAGGCGCATCGAGAGCGTGATGTTGGTCTCAACCGTCCCGTCGATCGTCACCCAGGAGCTGAAGGCGTACGGGAGCGTCGGAACGACCGGATGCCCGAACCAGTTGCGGAACTGCGACTTGGGAATCAGCACGGCTACCGCGTCCGGCGTGGAGGAGAACTTCCACTGGAGTGAGGACCAGCCCGCCGTTCGGTGCAGATAGGTCGCGGATCGGTTGCTGCTCAGGGCGCCCTGTCCCGCTCCGACTGTCGGCAGCGTCCAGTCGAGCGACGTGGAGAACAGGCCTGTAGCCGAAGCGACGTTGGCCGGCAGCAGGTTCGGCGCACTCGGGTCGATTATGACCCACGGCCCCGGACCGTTCATCCCAGTCCGATACTGGTCCAGGAGCGAGAACGTGTCGACGTGGAGCGTGTCCCACTGGACGTTGAACTGCCTAGAACCAGCGGAGAGCGATGAAACCTGGTGCAGGCCACTCCCGGTCAGAAAGTCGAACGTTTGCCGTTCATACGCCCTGTCGAGGCCGTTCTTGGGCCAGGGGAGCGTTTGGAGCTTGCCAGGTGCACCGAAGTACACCTTGGGTACCTGTCGGCCAGCGCGAGCCATCAGCCGCTCCTCCGTCCTGATCCGGCGAACTTGTTCTGGCGGTTGCCCTCGTTCGCTGCGTCGGCAATTTCCTTCGGTGCTCCGGTCACAGCGTCAATCGTAAAGCGCGTCAGCGTGCCCTGGTCCACCTTCAGTTCGTACGGCCCCAGATCCCGGTTGGCGTCGGCGAAAGCAGCGTCCGCTCGTGCTGCCGGCAACGTCGGGATCCCGTTGACCGCCATCGCGGCCGACGTCGGGAGTGCGAGCGTCGGCTGGATCACCGTGTTGGCGAGCGTCCGCGCGATTCGGCCGACATCGGTCAGTCGGGACTTGATGCCCTTGATCAGGCCCTCGTTGATGTAGACGCCGGACTGGAAGAAGACTCGCGACGGCGAGAAGATCGACAGTGCGGCGTTGAAGGCGTCCCGCGCCTTGTGGCCGAGGTCCCGGAGCATCCCCAGCACCTTATCGATCCCGGAGCTGATACCATTCCGCAGGCCGTTGATGATGGCCTCGCCGGACGCGCGGAGGAGGCCGCCGACGTTCCCGAGAGCGCTGCGCAGCCGACCGGGGATCCCGCGTACGAACGACACGGCAGAGTTGAACCCGGAGCTGATCGCCGACCGGAAGGCCGAGACGGCTGAAGAGCCAATCGAGCGGAGGTTGGAGATCAGCGAGCTGATCGCCGACCGCATCTTGCCCGGCAGGCTTCGCGCAAACGCCACTGCGGAGTTGATCCCGCTCACCGTCGCGTTGTAGGCTGCGTTCCAAGCGTTATGCAGCGTGGTTCCGATGTAGCCGATCGCCGCTACAATGGCCGCCCGGATCTTGCCCGGCAGGCTCTTGGCGAAGTTGATCACAGCCGCGATCCCGCTCACTGTCGCGGAGTATGCCGCGTCCCAGGCGCTCTTTAGTGCTCCGCCGACAATCGGCGCGATTCGCTTGACCGTATCGACGATCCGGCCGGGCAGCTTGAAGAAGATCCCGACAATCAGACCGATGTTGAAGGCGACGACGGTCACGATGCCTTCCAGCGCACCCTTGATCGTCGAGAGCAGCAATCCGGGAAGCGCCTGCAGCCCGGAGAGGATCTTCCCAGGCAGCGAGGTGAAGAACCTGAGGATTGCCCCGCCTGCGGTCGCGAGGGCACCCCCGATTGCCGAGAAGGCATTGCCGATCATAGAGCCGAGGCTTCCGAGCGCACGGCCGAGCAGTCCCGGCAGCGAGCCGATCGCGTCGGCCGCTGGCTTGATGATTCCGGCGATTGAGCCGAACACATCGCCGATCGCCGAGCCAAAGGCCCGGATGGCCCCAATCACCGCGCCAGGGAACTTCATGAAGGCGCCGGCAACCTGGAGTGCAGCCGTGTAGACCCGGAGGAAGATCTCCATGACCTTCTCGGATACCACCAGCAGCTTGACAAAGACGTCCACCAAGATGGGGATCAGCGGCGTGATAGCCGTCAGCGCGGCCACCAGCTGATCACTCAGGACGCCAGCGAACTTCACCGCAACCGGGATGTAGGCATTCAGCGCCTTCATGATCTCCGGCATATTCTTCACGAACGCCTGGGCCAGCGCCGTCGCGATCTGCGTGAGGGCTGGCACCAGCGGGAGGAAGGCTTGCCCCAGCTGGACTCCGGCGTCTGCGACAGTCGGCAGGATCTGCGCGAAGGCGTCCACCGCCGGGCTGAGCGCCTGGAAGGCTCCCAGCAGCCCCTTCGCAAGGACGTTGATGACCGGGCCAAGCTCATTCGCTATGCCCTGCACCAGAACCGCAGCAAACTTCGCGAGGAGTGCGATCAGCTCTGCCGCCGGAGCGAGCAGCGGCGTAATCGCGATCAGGAGGCCGGAGAGCGCGTCAGCGACCGGCTTGAGCGCGGGTGCGAGCCGCTGAACGACGTCGAGTAGCGCCGGGCCGAGCACCGAGGTCAGGTTGATGATCGCCGGGCCGAGCGCCTTGGCGATCGCCGCAGCCGCCGTAGTAAGAATCGGGCCGATCGGCTTGGCTACCGAGGCGATTGCGGCGAACACCGTCTTGAGGTCCTGCGCGCCCTCGGCCGACTTGAAGAAGGCTGCCACCTGTCCGGTCAGACCGGCCAGCGTGTTGAGGAGTCCTCCGCCGGTCGCTGCGGCTGCACTGATGACGGAGCCGAAGATTGAGCCGACGTTCTTAATCAGATCGCCGAGTGTCTTCAACGTCGCGAGCGCGGTATTAATCCAGGTCTGCAGCTGACCGCTCTGTGCAATCGCGTGCAACCAGTCGGCGAACCTCGTAGCCACGCCGCTCACGGCGCCCGACAGCCTGGTGAGAAGCGGCAGACCGATCTTCCCGACCTCGACTAGGCCGTCCAGGATCGGCACGATTGACGGCGCAACGAGGGCGATCCCATTACGCAGCGTCGCGATCGCGTCGGAGACAAATCCAACGTTCTTGCTCCCGGCGGCGAAGTTCACAAGGTTCTTGGTGATGCCGCCGAAGTCAGAGGCGAGGCCCTGTAGTCCGCCCCGGAGCGCGTTAAGAACGCTCAGCAGAACGGGGACCTTCTGTGCCAGTCCGGCCGACGAGAAGAAGGCTTCCTGGATGCCCTTTCCGTACGCCTGCAATTCCGGGACAGCCGAGTGAATCGCCTTCACAAAGGCCGCAGCCGACGGCGAGAGTTGCTTCAGCGCCTCGTCGAATTGCTTTGCCTTTTTCGGGTCAAAGGCTGCACCAATGGCGTCGCCAACTCCATTGAATGCTGTCTTGAGGACGCCTACTGAGACGACCATTCCGACGATTGCGCCGGGGATGGCCGAGCTCAGCGAGAGGATGGAGGCGAGCTGTGGAAGGATGCCGAGGAGCTGGATCCCGAAGTTCGCCGCCCCAACGGCGGCCTCGCTGAACAGGCCGCCCAGCGCGAACTTCTTCCCGATCGCGCCGAGGGTACTCAGGCTGATCGAGAGCTTCTTGACGTCCTTATCGGACTTCTTGGAGTTCTTTGACAGTTCGTCGATGTCCTTGGCAGCGCGATCGGTCGCGCCGTGCCCCTCGTAGTCGAGCGTGATCTTCCCGTGCGCGGTGCCAAGGTCATACGACATCTCTGCCTACGCTTTCCGGTACTGCTTCTGGCTGGGGATCCAGCGCCGGACCACTTGCCTTTGCTTTGCCTCCGCCTGCTGCTGTGAATTGGCGCCTCGGACTGCCTCTTCAACCGCCGCATCAAAGGACGTTCCCCAGAGCACAACGGCCGAGTTCAATGCGTAGGCTGTGAGCGGATCCGCAATGCCGATTACCTCAGCCGGAGGTATCTTCATCGCTTTGCTCATCGCCCAGCAATTGGCCATTGAGTCCGGGTTACTGACGAAAGGAGTCGAGCTTCGCCAGCCCGCCGAGAACGCGATTCATGATCGCCACTCGATCGGTGATCTCGATGGAGTCGACGTAGATCAGACCCTTGAACCGCTCCTCGCCCTCCTCGGGCAGCGGCTCAATCTTCGGCGCCACGACAACCATCGGCACGATCACGTTGGTCATGTCGACAACGGTCTTGATGGTGTCGGCGTCGATCTTCTCCGGCTCCTTGGCGGGCGGCTGCCCCTCGGACTGGGCCACGAGGGCTCCGGCAATCCCCG